GGACGATAAAAAGTTCAATCATACAGCTATTTCTAATGAATTGGCTAAAGTAGGTATCAAATACACTATGGCAGACAAAGAAGCTGAATCAGTTCCTTTTATTACTTTGGAAGAAACTTCTTTTTTGAAGAGAGGTTTTGTGTACAACGAAGTTTTAGGCAATTGGGTTGCACCCATTGAAGAAGCTTCTATTGTTAAGTCACTCCATAATTACATGTCACGACGTGGATCCACGGCGTTGCCAGAAGAAATTGCAGGTGATGCCATAAAGAGCGCTGCTCGTGAATATTTCTTTCATGGTAAAGATGTTTATGAATTGCGCAAAGAACAATTGGAGCGAATCCGTGATATTCATGGATTAGTTACTTTTGTGGGTGAGTTGCCGTCGTACCAGGATATGGTAGACAGTTATCTCGGAAAGAAACTGAAAGCAGTTGATATTGCTGATCCAGGCGTATTGATGCTGCATTAAGTATTTTCAGCCCCGTCGTGGAGACGTTAAAATCCCGTCGTGGAGACGTTAAAATCCCGCTGGGCGCGTAATTACCCTCCGCGAAGTTCATCGCGGAATCGCTAAAACGAACTGTGATATACCTGATTTACCGGCATTATAACCCGTCCCCAGACCGAGAATTTAGTGTGAGGAAAGTATATCATGGACTGTAACGCTCCTATTTAGGAGTAGCTTGGTCAGCTAAAAATGTGGGCTCTGTCCAATCTATTTTAAGGGAAATAGATTAGGATAATCATAAATACACCTTAATAAGTTTAATGTAACAATAAATACTACTAATACAGAAACACAGACACAGATGGTGTCATTTAAGGATCAGAATCCATCGTATACATATTCGGTGGATTCCCAGCCCGATGAGACGTTCAAAACAGCAGAGAACAATGACGCTGATTTGGGGTCTTTCTTCTCCCGACCAATCAAAATTGATTATTCGTGGAGTACATCCGTTCCTGATTTTTATCAGAATTTTAACCCGTGGACAACATTTTTCGAAAATCCTCGTGTTATTAATCGTATATCAAATTTTAATAACTTGCGATGTAAGTTGCATGTTAAATTTTTGATTAACGGAAACGGATTTCATTTTGGAAGATTGATGGCCAATTACAAACCATTGCATCTTTCGGATGATTTTTATGTTGATCGAGGTTTAAGTCGATTAGACAATGTGGCAGCTTCCCAAAGACCGCACATTTACCTTGATCCAACAACATCTTCAGGTGGTGATATGATATTACCTTTCTTCTGGCCCAAAAACTATTTGAGTATACCTCGACAGGAATGGCGTGAGATGGGAGAAATTTCTATTAGAACCTTGCAAAATTTGCAACATGCAAATGGAGCTTCGGATATAGCACGTATTTCAGTGTTTATCTGGGCTGAAGATGTCACTTTATCTATTCCTACTTCAACAGAACCTGGTGGACTTGTTCCACAATCTGGAGAAGATGAATATGGTAAAGGACCTATTTCACGACCAGCTAGTATAGTGGCGCGTGTTATGGGTCAGCTGACAACGGTTCCATACATTGGACAATATGCACGAGCGACGGAAATCGCAGCTAGTGCTATCAATGGAATGGCTACTATGTTCGGTTATTCCCGGCCGAACACTTTGTCAGATATAGAA